ATCATTTTCGAACTCAATCGAACCCTTATTTAGTACTTTCGTACCAGGCTGTAAGAAGAATGGTACATGCTCTAACATAGTTGTGATACGAGCTAACATCTCCCTCGCTGTCGAACCCTTGTTTGCTAGAATCGCGATTGTTTGTTCAGGTTGAAATAGTAGATACCAGACTAGATAAGCACAAGTTGTGATCGACTTACCCGACTGTCTACACGCTAGTACAATACTAAATCGACTCTCGTCAAAGTGTGTGATTAGTTCGTCCTGATACCCACGAAGTTTAAACGGAACAAGTCCGTCATCAAGTGAAATAATTTTTATGTAGTTTTCAATAAAGTGAGCTGGATTTTCCATACACTTCTTGTATTCTAGGATTTCATGTTCTGACCATTCGGAACTAACACCAGCTCTTTTAACTGATAGATTTCCTAGATATCCTTCATTCTTGTGCATTGTTTTTTAATAATTTTTGTAATTCAGCGGATGATCCAACAAATAGATTGTTCTGGACTTTATCTGGTTGATTATGATCTTTATCTAATAGGTTCATTTTATGTTGTAGATCAATCAATTTTTCTGTTGTTTCACCAACTGTCTTGATTAATTGACCAGCTACTTCATAAACTCTCGGGTGTTCAGATTCCTTTGCTATGTCAAGAATACCGTCTATGGCGTCCTGTCCCCTCTCTACGAGACCGTAAAAGATTTCCCTAGAGTATTTGTAATCATTACCCTTGTCTTTGTCGTTAGAAACAACTGTAGGAAGATTTTTCTCGGCTTGTACGATTTCACCCTGAATATCAAGGAGCTCGTCTAATCTATCATCAACTTTACTCATACTATTATTTATAACTACTTAGGATCGCTCGCTTTGTCGTCTGAATATGTTATATCAGGTTGTTCGAACCATTCTGTTTTTTCGTTGTATGATACCACATCGTCAGGACTAGCGTCAACTGGATTCGGTGTTACTGTCTGATTGACTACTCTACCCGCAGTATCTGTCGAAGTAATCTTACCTGTACCAGATTCCATATAAGTTCTAACTTTAGCGGTTCTAATAATTTCTGATTTCTCAACTGGTCCATATATGTAGTTCTTCATGATAAATTCTAAAGTATATGTCAACACTTGTCTAGTTGTAAAATCACCTTCGTAACTATCTTCTTGATTTATACTGGATAAGATGATTGGAACATCTCTCTTGTCACTCATGTCGGGTACTGTACTGATCGTAACTGTGTAATCGGGTGTAAAGTATGGCATGATTTGTTCTATGATCTGTAACCCATCATCAGTATTTTTTACCATGATACTCAATGTAAATCCTAGATTGTATGGAGCTGGGGAAAACTGTTTTTGCATCTGGTTTGGATTAGTAGAATCAGCTTTCTTAAATTGTGTTTTCTTAGTTAATTTTCTAGAAGCATCGTACTCTATAGAAGATAGTTCAAATCCCATACGAGGTAATGTTGTAGCTATAAGTTTACCATAAGGGTCTGGGGATGCTTGTAATCGTGCTATCCACTTTGATCTAGGACCATAAGCTAATGGTACTTTCATAGATTTTCCATCTTCTCTTACAATACTAATGTTATTGAATAATGTACCGAATACTGAGACAGCTCTTTTAATTGTTGAATGATAAAAATGATTTCCGAACATTATGTTGATTCTCCGAATGGATTACCTTCTGAGAAATCAATGATTCCATCAGCATCTGATTCAATTTCAAAGTTGAACGCTCCAGGGTCAGTTGAGATCGCTTGATCACTTCCGACTACTGCTATACTTCTTCTAGACGCTAGACTATCTTCAACAACAATATTGTCGAAGGCTGTCGAATCTGTAACTGTACCAGATTCTAATAAGAATCCGTTTCCTGAATCGTCTATAATATTATCTTTACCTGTCGATCCATCTGTTATAACACTTGGTAATATAATTGATGCCGTACCGTCTTCAAAAGCTATGTTGTATCCTTCTTGACCTGTACCAGACATTATAATTCGATCTCCCTCACTCGTACTTTCCATTTTAATGTAAGCCGCACTAGTATCTGTAGCTAAGAAACTATCGTATACTAACGGAACACTTGTATCTGTTGATGTGATATAAGCGATAGATAACTTGTTTGTACCCTCATTCCAGGCTTGTACTTTACCTGAGACTACAATTCCTGTATCAGAAACTAACTGACTGACTGTTTCACCGACTACAAAGTCTCTCAATGTTGGTGTATCTCCTAATGTTAAGTCTATACCTACAGCATTAGCTAATGCCATACCTGTATCAAGATCATCAATATTAGTATCAAAGTCTTCACCAGAGAATTCAAATAGATCACAACTCATTTTAAATGTATACAATTTACCTAATTGATAAAAATTGTTTTCGTGTTCTACAAACTTGATTTCGAATAGACTATTAGATAGTGGAAAGAAAATAAGATCACCTTCATTCGGTCTTATTCCTGTAGCTAAGTTAGCGTCTAATGAGACAAACCTTTCCCAACTTCTTTTTGACATGATGAACTCAGCGGACTTTCTAGTCTCAATACCGAACTTAGAGTATAATTCTCCTTCACCTTCAAATCCTTCATTACCTTCAAGATACATTTCGACTTCGTAAGCATCTTCAAATTTAGAATCAGCGGCATCACCCAATATTGTATTTTCGTTGATAACATTTCTCGGTAGATAGAAACAATTATGACCATACATCCGTAAAGATTCTACGATCAAATCTTCTACAAGATTCTGTTCTGTCTTTACAGCGTGGTTGAAATGTACTGATGTCGCCATTTAAATTAGCCTATCATGTCATTGATTGGTAACTCGTATCCTAATCTTAGTTCTTCTTCGAGTTTAGCTATCTCTTCCTTCGCGTCGTCTACTAGTTGTCTTCCGTTTAATGTGACTCCGCCAGGTAATAGAATACCATCAAATTTGATTAGATTCTGTCCCCATTGTAATTTTAGTTTAGATGTGGTATACTTCTTCAACCATACATCGTTATATATGTCTGTGAATGTTGTGGGGTCTTGTTTTCTAATACATTCGATAACAAGATATTCTCCAGCTCGAACACTATTTTTCCAGTCCATATCTACATAGAGACGGTTTCCGTGTTTACTGTGTCTCATAAATGGTTTACCGACTAACATTTGATCTAACATACCTAAATGTTGTTGTACCATTTCATAATGGAGTACAGAAGTTGATTGTAGGTCATACATATCGTGTAGTCTTAGTTGATATCTTAAATCAAACATATTGGATGTACTAGAATTGATATCTAATACTCTGACAACGGACATTACTGATTCTGGTAATTCAATGTAGTTTAAACCTTCTAACCAATTAGTAGCTCCATTATCTGAACCACCTTGTGTTGAAGATGTGAGTGTAGCGTTTGTTAACTGTTTATCGATCTCTGTTTGAGTGATTAGGTGTTTAAGATAAGTTCTTAAAGTACCATCGTAATGGTATTCCTCGAAGAACTGTAATGCATCATCTATTACATCATCCGCTTGATCATCATCAACATTAATTTCTACAACGGGAAACCCGAGTTGTCGTTTACAGTACGATAAAAGTGTCGCCTTACTGTTTGGTGTAGCCATATATAATTCCTCTAATAGTACTATTTATGTCAAATAGAATGTTTAGAGTCTGTATTCTTTGTTAGCAGCTTCTTGAATTCGATCCAATTTATCATTAAGTTTTTGTATAGCATCTAGAATTCTATTCATGTCTTCTGTTAGTTCTCGTTTTGAAACATAATCTCTAGCTATCTCTTCTCTTGTCTTGTTAAGTAGAATATCTTGTCTTCGTATCTCTTCGTGTGTAGTTCTTAACCACCACGCCAGGGGTAACACTATAAGTGTTAAAACTAAATTCCATATTAGATGAGACATTTCAAATTCCATTGTACTATTAATTAGCTGCGATGTAATTAGTTCCAGTCGTAATTGCTGTGGTGTAACTTGACTTATCATCTGAAGCATCTGCTATATTTGGCACTCCTTCCATTGATGAATCATAAGATAAGATAGTTGTAAGATGGTCAACATTTTGTTGTACCATTTCGTTAATCTTTGCTTGAGTCAAGCCTGCCACATAATGTGTTCCACCATTAACTCCGTTAATAAGCGTTACGCTATCTGTTGCTGCTGTTAATACTTGTGCTACTGTTTGAGCCATTTTTATTCTCCTTTGAGTGTTTCCACTTCTTGTTTAAGTGTTTCCACTTGATTTGTTAATTCTTGTACTGCTTTTACTAGCATAGGTACAAATTTTGCGTAAGTAAGACCATAAGAACTTTCATCCTCACTCATGTATGTTGTTAAGTTAGTTTCATCTTCTATTTTATGACCAAACTCTGCTTCTATTTTTTCAACATCTTGGGCTAAGAAACCTACATCTGTCCAACTTTCTTTATGTGTGCCGTCAGGAGTTTCTCCTTCTTCATACTTGACTCGTTTATCCCATTTATAAGTAACAGGTTCTAATTTATTAATAAAACTTAATCCCATATCTAATGGAGTTACATCTGTTTTATCTCGTTTATCAGAAGCTACTGTCCAATCTATTTGAATGTGAGCATTTGTCGCAGCAGCTGAACCTATAACAATTTGATTACTGCCAGTTGAAATTGCTCCACCTGGCTGACTTGCGTGACCTGATATAGTACCAATACAAATGTTATTTGCACCTGATGTAATTTCATAACCAGCTTGATAACCAAAACAAGTGTTACTATTGCTATTCGTTGCCTTCATTCCTGAGTAAGCACCCATAAAAGTATTACCAATTCCTGTAGACGATTCTCCTGACCTATACCCAAATGCTATATTGTCATAACCAGTAGCCATGCTATAAAGAGCATTCTCACCTATTGCATAGTTTGGATAACTAGCAGTAGTGAATGTTTGTAAAGCATTATTACCGAAAGCAATATTACCTGAGCCAGTAGTTATGCTATTACCTGTTGCAGCACCCCCCATCATAATATTATGAGTTCCTGTAGTAAGAGCCGTTAATTGGTCGTATCCAACACACACATTGGAATGCCCTGAAGTAGCAATTCTAAGTGAACCATGCCCTACAACAGTGTTATTAGTGCCTGTACAAGCTGCACCATTATCTAAAGAAAAACTTCCAATTATTGTACTCTGTAAACCTGTAGTTACAGTCTTACCTGCTCTGTAGCCTACAAAAGTTCCTTCTGAACCTGTTGTATTAGCAGTACCTGCTAAATTACCAACTGCGGTGTTGTTAGCTGCTGTTGTATTTGCTCTTAAAGCCTCGACACCAACTGCAGTTAATGAAGCACCAGTTGTATTATTCTGCATAGAATAACCACCTACTGCAACATTAGAAGCACCCGTAGTGGTCTTCGCCATACTTTGTGCACCAACTGCGGTGTTGTTAGCTGCTGTAGTATTAGCAGCTAAACAACCATCGCCAATACCTGTGTTTTCACCTGCTGTAGAATTTACTCTCAAAGCACCTACACCTATAGCAATATTTCCTGCACCAGTAGTGTTTCCTGTCAGAGCGTCTTGACCAAGTGCTACATTACTTCCTCCTGTGGTGTTAGCGTCTAAAGAACCCTTACCAACTGCTGTGTTAGCAGCACCTGTGGTATTTGCTTCTAAAGAATTATAACCTACTGCTGTGTTACCAGCTGCTGTAGTGTTTCTATGTAATGCAAATGAACCAACTGCTGTGTTTTCAGAACCTGTGCTATTATGATGCATAGCACTACGACCAAGTGTTGTGTTGTAGTTAGCTGTACTAGTATTAGTTTGAGAGTTACTACCAACAGCTGTATTATATGAGCCTGTAGTGTAACCTTTCCCAGCATGATAACCAATTCCAATGTTCTCTTCGCCTGTTGTTAAAGCCTGACCTGCTTGAAAACCTAAGACTGAATTATTATCACCAGTCGTTAAAGCTGCAAAAACATCTATT